TAACTGATGAAAAGTTTTTCTTTTCTTGTATTGGTTGTTCAGTTGATGATAGTGAAGGTTGTTTTAATTCAGTTATAACTTCCTGAATCGCCATAGCAACTTCTTCTCTTACGATTTGTCTTATTGTTTTTCTTGTATTTGTTTTCTTTTTCATATCTATCCTTGTTCTATTTTGTGTTTTGTACTTATAATATTTTCAATTTTAGTTGAAATACTTTGTATATCTGGTTGTGTTGTTGGTAAAATGTTTTGTGGTCCAAGTTGTGTCATTACTTGAATTTTTGAAAACAAAGCCACAATCTCAGTTAAAACTTCTTTTAATGAATCGCCCAACACCATAGATTCCATAGTTGCTTTATTTGAATTACCAATATTAAAATTAGGTGTTTGAAAAGTTATAGTTTTATTTCCTGTAAGTGATATATTTTCACCAGCTCCTATATAAATATCTTTTTTTGATGAAATAAAAACATCATCAAGTTTTGTATTTAAAGTTATTCTATCTGATTGGATTAGAATTTGATTTGCGTCTTCACCAACTTCATCAAAATCCTCAAAACCATATCCATATATTTCTTGAGATTCAGAACCACCATTAAAATCTGACCAAATTTCACCAATAGTTACATTTGGACTTTCTATTGTATCCGAAGCTAATTTAAATATATCATCACCAGTATTAAAAAACTGCAAATCCCCTTCATAGTAATCTCCAAAATGTTGTTGTAAAGAACCATGTGATGTGATACTTATTAAACCACCATCATTTAAACTTTCCAAATCATTGGTTGGAAATCTCTTATTAGATAAAAACACATATGGGTTATTACTACGACTCCCTATTCTTAAACTATTTCCATGTCTACCCTCAATTATTGTATCACCGGTTGTTTCAAAAATAGTATCACCATAATCTAAACCATTTTTTCTTTTTTTTGTTAATCTATTATATGGTATATTTTTATTAAAATTAGCACTCTCTCCTCTTTCTCCTCTTGGACTAATTTTACCCAATTGTTGGTCTGTTCCACCATATGTAAATACTGGGTCTCCTCTAAATGATGGGTCATCATTCCAAGTCGGTGAGTTATTTGTAGTATTTAATGGTCCTAAATAATATTTTATTTTTCCAATTGTGCATAATAAAACTGGGTCTCCTTTAGATGGAACATCATTCATAGTTCTAAATAAAGGGTAGTATCTATATTCATCACCAGCACTAGCTCTAGTTTTATAAGCTTTATCAGTATGGTGTGGAAGAGCTATAATTGAGTTTATACTATTAGGTCCATTGTATCTTAAACTTTCATCAGAATGTATAGATTCTACACAATAACCAGCTACAAATTGTAAATAAAATGGGACTGGATATTCAACACCACCAAAACTTTTAACAGTTTTATCTGAATCTGTTACGAATACTGAACCCATTAATTACTCCCTAAATCAATTGTTTTATTTTTTGTAGCCTCAAGTTTCTCACTTTCTTTCTGTAAATCATTTACAGTATCTTGAAGTGTTCCCATTAATTCTTCTTTTTCTTCATCACTTAATAACATTGATTCATCAGAGTCACCTTGTGATTTAGAAATAATTCTTTGTAGTACACCAGCTAATTTAACCAGATGTTCATCGTTTCTAACAGCTGTATCCATATATTCTTTTATGATAGGAGCTACCATAACCACATCATCAATGGTTGTAATGAATCCATGTATTTCTGATATTAATAAATCTATTTGAACTTTACGCTTTGTAGTGTTCTCATAGATGTCCTTTGTTAAGTCTTGAAAGGTTTTTCCTTCAAATATTTCTTTATCGTCTGACATATCATCTCCTAATAGATGTATTTATTCATATATAAATATTAAATTTGTAAGAAATTGGTTAAAATAAAAAACCCTCATTTAAGAGGGTTTAGTATTTAAAAGAAAGAACTTGAATTGTTAAATAATATTGAGCCATTATTGTAGTATTTATTCAATAGTTTTTTATAATGTTTCTTTAAAACATTGACAACTGATGTTATATGCGTGGTTTCTACGTCTGTCATTTCTCTAATTAAAATATAAATAGCTTTTTTATTAAAATTTTCAATATCTGCTCTTTGTTTCATTAAATCAATAATTGCATATCCTATTTTTAAATCTCTATTTTTTTTAAATATTGTGTTCATATTGTTATCAAAATATTCAACAATTTCATCTGTTAAGGTTATATAGTCGGATTCGTTAAAACCACTAGACTTATGTTGTCTATCCAATGCTTCCATCTTATCATGACTTTTTAACTTTTTATAATTGTTATTATTATGAAGAATTAAATAGTTTTTAGCAACTACAGAAAAATAACTAAATGCCTTTGAACCTTTTGTGTGGTCATATTTATGCATATTCACTACCATAAAAGCAACCACTTCGTGTTTTATATCTTCAAACCCATAATCAAAATAAGTAAATTTAAATGTATTGATTATATTTTCAGCAAGTTTATCGAAAGCCTTATGTATTCTTGTTCCATAAATTACATTTCTTTCATTATCACTTATTGAAGAATTATAATCAACAATAGCGTCTTGAACCTCTTGCCCAAAATAAACTTTACGTTTTTTCTTTTTTACTATTTTTTTAATCTCAGCTTTTACATCATTAACTTTTTTAGCTTCTTTTTTTGTCATCTGTAGCCTCCTCTTCAAATATCCCATCAAGAGATAATTGAATCTGTTTTAGTTGTTCAAAGAAAAAACCTGTTTCGTCATCTGATTCATAATGACCTTTAGAATCTACAAGTTTCATTTTATCGGTTGCGAATTTAATTACTTGTTGAATCTGTAAAATAAATTCTTCATATTGTGTTATTCTTCTTAATGAATAAAATAATAATGTAGATGTAACTACACTAATTAAAAAAAATATTATTGAAAGTGTTATCCACATATTATCCCCTAATTAAACAATTCATCAAATTTATTTTTGAGATTGTCTACTTGTTTTTGTTCGTCTTTAGTTTTTGGAACTTTTGTATTTATTGGTTCATTGGATTCTTGTCCACGTTTCCATTGGTCGGATTCAATATGCGTAGCCATCATATCAGCTTGATGTAATATGTAAGCCATATTGGTACGGAGTCCAAAGTCAGGATTGTATGACATCAAATATGCTTTGTTAGCTTCATCATATAAACCATCTGTTAATTTGATTCCAATGTATTCTTTATCCGTAACCTTAACACCATAGTGTTGAAGTAACCATAACCCTCTATCAGGTACTTTCATATATTGAAGAGCTGGATTGTGAGTATAAATCTCATCACGATTTTTTCTATGCCAATCTGATGTTTGTGGAATATAATAGTCGTGTTCCAAATCACCAACTTTACCTAAGTCGTGATGTAAAGCAGCAAAGACTAACTCTTCATCTGTAAAGTTAATCTCTGCTCCATTGTTTGCCCACACTTGTTTTAACTCAAGTGAGTGACTTACAATGTGAAGAATGTGTTCCACATATCCACCCGGCATCGCGTTATGATAATTCCCTTTAGCACTTGCAGGTGCGAACATCATTCTATCTTGAAAGTCATCATAGAATTTTAAAAGATTTTCTCTTCTATCCACACCAACATATTTATTAATGATAGCTATTAGTTCTTCCCAATTACTTTGTATTTCATCTGCTGTTAATTTTTTCATTATTCTCCTATGTATTCATAACCATATTTGGTAAATTTAATTTCTTTATATTTTCTTAAAGCATTTCTATAAGGACTGAATTTAATTCTAACGCCCCAACCAAGATAATCTAATATATTTTTTTTAGTTACAAAACCATTGTCTTTAATAAAGTCTCGTATTTTTAAAACACTTTCCGTTTCACTAATTGAATCTAATTCAAAAACATTTTTCCAACCACCAAACCAATTAGATATTCTTTCTTCCCAAATCATATTCTCTGCTAAATCACTTGTATCATATGTGATTGGATTATCCAACATCTCATTAAACCTTTTAATAAAATCATTTCTACCATCGTATAAATAAGGATATGGATTTTTAGCAACACTTGTCATTTCAGGATAACAAAGTTTGTTTGGTAGAAGATAAGGAACACCAACTGAAAATCCATCAGTTGTTGAAATACTCCAAGCAGAATATGTTTGAAATGTTCCTACTCCAAATTTCATAGTGGATAAGAAGTCCATATATTCATCACGACTTTCACAATTAACTTTTTCATTCGACGGCCTATCAACTTGTGTTA